CGTAGCGTTTTCTCATATTAATATAGAAAATTGGTCTGACTTAGTAGTTCAAGACCCAGAATTCTATAGACCAGCAGAGGTAGAATACTTACGGGGTGATTGTAGCAAAGCTGATAAGATCCTTGGCTGGACTCCCAAGCATAGCTTTGAAGACCTAGTAAAGAAAATGTTGGATCACGATATTAATGAAAATTTATAAAGTTACGTTAGACTTAACATTTGTTTTACCCAGACTCAAAGATATAGATCTTAAAGAATTTAATTCACAAAGACCTATTATTTTTGTAGACGCAAACGATCCAGACGACGCATGTTCTAACGCGCATTTCAAGTTTGTGTCTTTAATAATAAGTCAAAAGCCAAAAATGGCAAAGATAATGAAAGATCTTCTTTTCGATTTTAGAATTATAAAAGTGAGGGTAGCAGAATGAAAAGAGACTATAACGACCCTGTATACAAAGACTGGAGGAAGCGAGTATTGAATAGAGACGGATATAAATGCCAAATGCCGAGATGTAAACATAAAAAGTATTTACAAGTTCACCACATCAGGAAATGGTCTTCCGCTTCTACATTAAGATTTGACATAGACAATGGAATCACGCTATGCGCGAGATGCCACAAGGAAGTTAATAATAATGAAAATTTTTACGAAACTTTATTTTCACAGATAGTGAGGCGAAAAAATGCCTAAAATACAACCGTTTACAATAATCAAAGATAGTCGCGAGCAAGAAGGGTACACCTTTAAGCCTAGTAGTTCTAGATACCACAAGTGCGAAGGTATGGTAGTAAGAAAACTAGACACTGGAGACTATAGTCTGGAAGGGCTAGAGGACAAGGTGTGCATAGAAAGAAAGGCTAGTGTGGTCGAGTTTGCAAACAACATTGGTCACGACATGGTGAGATTCAACAAAGAAATCAAGAGAATGATGGAGTTTCCTCATAGATTTATGATCTTTGAATTTTCTTTATCAGACTTGATGGATTTTCCCGATAGATCTGGAATCCCACAAGAGGATTGGGGGAAACTGAAAGTCACAAATAAATTCATGCTCAGAAGAATAATGGAGTACCAAATGCACAATGGCATTCACGTAATATTTTGTGATTCTAAGAAAAATGCAAAATGGACTGTTTTAAGTATATTAAAAAGAATAAATGAACTGTACGAAGTGGAGGGAAATAATGACAAATAGTTTAGATATTACTTCTGAAATACATTCTTACGGTATAGACATCAAGAACAGAGAGATATTTCTTCACGGACATGTAGGAAACACCGACGAGGATCCCGGAGTAGAATACAGAATGGCGGCAAACTTTTATAAAAACATTAGAATCTTAGATTCACAGTCGTCAAAGCCTATTTTGATTCACATGTATAGCGATGGGGGAGAGTGGGACGCTGGAATGGCTATATTCGATGCTATTAGAGTTTGCAAGTCTTTTGTAACAATCATAGCATACGGCGCTGCTACCTCTATGAGTAGTATTATACTTCAAGCGGCAGATAAAAGAGTTATGATGCCCAGAGCATATTTCTTGTTACACTACGGGACTTCAGGGTTCACCTGTGATTATCTAAGCTCGCAAAATCACGCAAAGGCTGAGAAAAAGAACACAGAGACAATGATCGACATTTACGCCAATGGCTGTATCAAAGGTAAGTATTTTAAAGAGTCCATCAAAAATCTAACCTTAGAAAAAATAAAGACAAACATAAAAAGAAAGCTAAAAGATGGAGACTGGATTTTAGACGCTAATGAAGCTGTGTATTACGGATTTGCCGATAGTGTTCTAGACACAAGAAAACTGGAAAATATAGAAAGCTTAAAATGACAGCAAAACTAAAAGACCTAGACGAAGCTTGGTTAAACCTAGAAGGCTTAGACGAATCAACAATAGTCAACCCGTTTGACATTGTTAAATTCAGCGGGGACGACGCGCATTATAAAATGCTTTGGTTGATGACCAGACCAGAGTATTTTTCTTTTTTATGTAAGTACATATTCAATATAAACATACTACCGTCCCAAGCACTGTTTTTGTGCGAGATGTGGAATAGAAAATTTCCCATGCTTATAGCTAGTCGTGGTTTTGGTAAATCCTTTATTCTATCTTTATATTCAATGATTAGAGCTTTGATTCTGCCTGAACGTAAAGTCGTAGTCGTTGGTGCTGCTTTTAGGCAGTCCAAGGTTCTTTTTGAATACATGGAAACAATTTGGAACAATGCACCAATTTTAAGGAGTATGTGCGATGCGAGTAGTGGGCCGAGACGTGATGTTGACCGTTGTGTTATGCGTATTAATAAATCTCGCGTCACTTGCCTTCCCTTGGGAGACGGGCAAAAGATTCGTGGTCAGCGTGCTAACGACATTATTTCTGACGAGTTTGCTTCTATACCCAGAGACATCTTTGAGACTGTCGTTGCTGGTTTCGCTGCGGTCAGCTCAGACCCTATTGAGAATGTTAAAAAGATTGCAGCAAAAAAGAAAGCAGCAGAATTAGGTCTAGAAATAGAAGAAGAAAGTAGGGACGTAGTAAAAAAGAGAGACAACCAAATCATCCTATCGGGAACGGCCTACTATGATTTTAACCATTTTGCAGAGTATTGGAAAAAGTGGAAGTCTATAATTAAAAGTCAAGGGAAAAGTAGTAGGTTAAGAGAAGTCTTTGGGGAAGACCCCCCTAAAGACTTTAACTGGAAAGACTATTCTATTATCCGCGTTCCATACGAGTTGCTTCCAGACGGCTTTATGGACGCCTCTCAGGTCGCCCGTAGTAAGGCTACAGTCCATGCCGGTATATATCAGATGGAATTTGGCGCGTGCTTCACACGGGACTCTCAGGGCTTCTTCAAGCGTTCTCTTATCGAGTCGTGCGTTGTAGAAGAAAAATACACAGATAAACAACCAATCAAGACATCAGACGGTCATCATATTAACTTCCAAGCACAACTTATTGGTGACAAAGACAAGAAGTATATCTTTGGTGTTGACCCCGCTTCTGAGGTTGACAATTTCAGCATCGTTGTACTAGAGGTAAACGCAGACCACAGGCGTATTGTTCACTGCTGGACAACAAACAGAGAAGAACACAAAGGTAAAGTCAAGAGTGGATACTCTGCCGAAACAGACTTTTACGCATACTGCGCTAGGAAAATTAGAGACTTGATGATTAGATTCCCGTGTATCCATATCGCCATGGATGCTGGTGGAGGCGGTATTGCTGTTATGGAATCTCTACACGACAAAGACAAAATCAAAGAAGGTGAGCTTGCTATATGGCCTGTTATCGACGACGGTAAACCAAAGGACACAGACGACGAGCGTGGATTACATATCTTAGAAATGTGTCAGTTTTCCAAGTACGACTGGCTTGCAGAAGCCAATCACGGAATGAGAAAAGATTTTGAAGATAAAGTTTTGCTGTTTCCTATGTTTGACACAGTTAGCTTAGGTATAGCAAACGCTGAAGATGGACTAAAAGGTAGAGTCTACGACACTTTAGAGCAGTGTGTTATGGAGATTGAGGATATGAAGGATGAGCTTGCAATGATAGCCATTACTTCTACGCCATCAGGTCGAGACAAATGGGATACACCAGAAACCGTAATTGGTACGGGAAAGAAGGGTAAGCTCAGGAAAGACCGTTACTCAGCATTGCTTATGGCTAATATGGCCGCAAGAACCCTAGCAAGACTACCAACGGCGGCAGAATATAACTTCTTTGGAGGCTTTGCGACGATTGAAAAGACTGAAAAAAACGGAAGCTTATACTCTGGGCCAAACTGGTTTACAGACGGCACGCAAGATTTATACTAATCCGTGTATAATCTAACACCATTCCAATTACATTCCAATTAACATTAACGGTTTTAAAAATGTCAGAAGATAAAAAACAAACAGAAGATAATTTTATAACATGGAACGACATAGATCAAACGAGTAAAGCTCGGGCATTTGAAAATTTCTCTAACTCGATGGAGTCCTACGAGGGCATCTCAAAAGGTTATCACAGGGACTTTTTAGATATTGAGCCTAACAGATCAGTTAGACCGCAATTCGGACGTAGTGATTATGACGCTTTCAGACCAAACGAAGCGACTCCTAGAAAACAAAAAAGAGCAATTAAACTATGTATGGATGCTTACGAGAAAGTCGGCATAGTTAGAAACATTATAGATTTAATGGGAGATTTTGGATGCCAAGGAATAAATGTAGTACACGAAAGTAAAAGTGCAGAAAAGTTTTTCAAGCAGTGGTTTAAAAAGGTGCAAGGCAAAGAAAGATCTGAAAGGTTTTTAAATAATCTATACAAAACTGGTCAGGTTTTTGTGTACAGGAGTGAGGCAGCGGTAACTCCTGAGATCAAGAAATTCATGAAAGCGATGGCTAACGACATAAGAATCGACCTGCCAATCACAGAATCAAACGTGATTCCATGGAGATACAACTTCTTTAACCCGTTAAATATCGACGTAAAAAACGGCGACATCAGCATGTTTTTAGGAAGGAGAACTCACGAGTTAAGTGCGAATTCTTTCTTTGATAATTTTAAAGACGGAGCAGTTCCCGCTAAGATACTAGAGACTTTGCCGCCAAGCGTAAAGCAAGCAATAAAATCAGGCAAAAGAAAAATTGACCTAGACGAAAGCAGGCTTTCAATATTTTATTATAAGAAAGATGATTGGCAGCAATGGGCTTACCCGCTTACCTACGCTATCTTAGACGACATCATAATGCTAGAAAAGATGAAGCTCGCTGATTTATCAGCACTGGATGGAGCTATATCAAACATCAGACTATGGACAGTTGGTAGCTTAGATCATAAAATCCTTCCAAACAAAGCGGTTATCAATAAACTAAGAAATATTCTTGCCAGTAACGTTGGTGGAGGAACCATGGAGTTAGTTTGGGGGCCAGAGCTTTCATACACTGAGTCCAACAGTCAGGTTTATAAATTCTTAGGATCTGAAAAATATCAATCAGTGTTAAACAGTATATACGCAGGTCTTGGTGTACCTCCCACGCTAACAGGTATTGCTGGTCAAAGCGGAGGATTTACTAACAACTTTATATCCTTAAAAACGTTGGTAGAAAGACTACAGTACGGAAGAGATCAGCTAACCAGATTCTGGCAGGCTGAGATGGAAATTGTAAGAAAAGCCATGGGCTTTAGAAAACCTGCGCACGTAGTTTACGATCAAATGAGCTTATCTGATGAATCTTCTGAAAAGAACCTCTTAATACAGTTGGCTGACAGAGATATAATTTCTCACGAAACAGTTCTTGAAAGATTCAAGGAAATACCAATGGTTGAAAAAGTCAGGCTCAAGAGAGAAGATAAAGACAGAGGCTCAGATAAAATACCTCCCAAAGCAAGCCCATTCCATAACGCAAATCATAACAAAGACTTGGAAAAAATTGAAAAGCAGGGAGACATCCAAATAAAAAACCAAGAACAAAAAGAGAAGAATCAGCCTAAAGATAACGGCAGGCCGAACTTTCAAAAAGACGAAGAGCCAAGAAAAAAGCGTGTAGAAACTCCAAAGTCTAATCCCGGGAAAGCTGACCTTATTCAATGGGTAATGTCTGCCTACGAAAAAGCGGAAGAACTTACCGCAGGATACTTAGGGTCAAAAGGTCTTAACAACATGCGTCAAATGACAAAGGCTCAAGTCCAAGAGTTAGAAGAAGTAAAGCTCAACTCTTTCTTATGCTTCAAACCAATGACTGAACTCAGCGATGAAAACTTGTATAAAACTTTAAAACAAAGAGTAAACAACGCACAATGGGGTGCTTACAAAGACATCAGAGAGCAAAATCTCAGCAGGGCAGACTACAAGAAAATGGTCATCTCTCGGAGGATTGAGACGCTTTTAGAGCCTCCGAATGGGTAAAAATGACCCTTTTTCGATTTTTTTGATTTTTTTGTGTATAATTGTCTGAGGTAATTAAATGACTATAAAAATTTTTCAAAAAGAAATAGACGACGGCGTTGGTGAACTCGTCAAGAGTACCGCCAGCGTTGCGTATTGTTCTGAGGCATCAGTAAGAAAAAAAGTAACTGAAGCCGATGTGGTACGCGCCACTCAGAAAATTGTTGCAGAGAACAAAGACCAGATAGATTTATTCTATTTAGAATCTGTTTTGGTTTCTTGTGGATGGAACAAAAACGATGATGTTTTTCTAGCAGAATCGACATGGGAGGCCAGAAACACTCCAGAGGACAAACAGTTTAATTTTATGCACGATGAAAATGATATTATCGGGCATATTACTGGTAGTTATGTTTTAACAAAAGATGGAAAGGCTGTTGCAGATGACAGTCTAATGCCGGAAGATTTTGACATAATTACTCAAGCAGTTCTCTATAATAGCTGGACTGATGAAGAAAACAAAGAAAGAATGAGCAAAATTCTTTCAGAAATCGAAGATGGCAAATGGTATGTTTCTATGG